TGTTGACCTCAGCCTGTTCAAACGCGATGTTGGTTCCAGTGAACTCTTTTGTCCACTTCTTCAGGAGAGGGATTTGTTCTGTTAAAATGATACCAGCGGTCATTGCCTCCAAGCCGAACAGCTGGGCGAACTCGGCGCCATTAAGGTTGGCGAGCGCGAGGTTCTCAAATGCTTTGGAAAGGCCGACGATCTTCGGGTTGAGGTTATCGGAACTCTGCATCATCCGCAGCAACATGGTCTTGAACTGAGTACCAGCAATTACACCTTTAAGACCACCTTTGGCCAGTACTTGGAGTGCGGCATTGGTTTCCTCAAAGGACACACCACCAACACGTGCGGCAACACCTGCTCTCAGGATAGCCTGTCCAGTGTCAGCGATCTCAGATGCACCGAGTTTAGAACCTACAGCTAGGACGTTGATGACTCGGGAGGCTTCCTCAGCTCCCAAGTTAAATTGGTTCATCGCGGTTGTGAGTACTTTGGTGGAAGTCGCTAGGTCTACCCGTGACGCTTTGGACAGCATGAGTGCAGAATGTGTAACCCTTTCAATCGCGCCATCAACTCCAATCAATTCGGATTTGGCAGAAGCGACCAGCTTCATGGCTCCTGCCACATTCGCTCCAGACACACCAAACTCTCGTGACATCTCTAAAGCTTCACCGGACAGTGCGGCAAGGTCTTTCCCGACGATACCTGTTAAGGCGGACAGGTCAGCGACCGCAACTTCAAACTGAGAACCAGCAACAGACACTGCAGTGAATGCAGCAACTAAGCCTATCCCGAGCGAACGGGATAGGCGGTCAACTGCAACTGAGCTAGCTTGAAAAGCCTTCTTGTTGGTGGTGGCGATCTTGGTTGTTGAACTGATTGCTTTAGTTATCTTATCCGTGGACTTCTTAAAGGATGCGGCAATTCCCGCCATATTGGTGGAGCCTTTGATAAGTACATCTATGGTGAATCTAGGCATGGGTCACTTCCTTTTCATCTCGGATTTGATCTCTTTATCTATTCGGTTCAGCTGATTCTGCCAGAATAACATATCGTCTATATCCATAGACTCGATAGACTCCGGAGGGAAATGGAAAGAGTAGGCAATGTTTCCCGCCATCTTCTCCATTTCCCTCTTCATGTCTTCTATTAGTCCGACAGTCCGGTAAAATCCTCCATCACCTCATTAAGAGCTTGCAGGTCATCGAACTCGAGTAGTTCAATAATTGCAGGAGGGTACTTCGTCCATGCAGCGAGGGTACGGATAGTGCGCTCATACTGTCCGTGCTTCTCATGAATATCGAACTGCTTCAACCGTTTGAGATTCGGTTTCCGCAGAACGATTTCCAAGATGTCCTCTCCGCCTTCGGTCTTGGACTTGATCGGGATTTCCAGTTTATATGTTTTTTCTTCAGCCATGGTTCAGTTTTCCTTTTGGTTGGTGATTAGTATTCGTTGCAACGGTCACAAGCGAAGGCGAATCCGATCTCACCTTCATCTACATCAAGCTCGGCCTGATCCAGGAAGGTTGCGCCCGTAAGCATGTAAGATTTACCATTCGCCAATTCGAAGAAGACTTCTCCGTCCACCACTGCTTGAAGGTCCTGTAACGACAGGATCTTCGAGTCGGTGAGAGTTCCATTAGCTCCAGGAGCCTTTGGTACCCGCTTGGTTCCATGATACCCGTCCAAGCCTTCAATTGGCTCACGAGACAGGGCGGTGGGACGGATAGCTACGCTTCCTTTGACATCGTAGCTATCCCCTTGGATGGTCATTCTAATTAAACCTGCGCGATCTGACATTTTGATTCTCCTTTACTTATTTAAGGTTTATGGGTTAAGAACTGATTACAGGATGAACTGGATCTCACCAGCGAAGATACGGAACTGGTTGATATAGTCCGTAGGCAGGATAGAGTTCACGCGATCGTTGTCGTTAGTATCGCGGAGCACAATAAGTTCTGCTTTGAACTGTTCGTAGTTTTCAACCAACGCCAGACCTTCCAGCTGAGTAAACCAACCGAGGATCGTTCCAGTGATCATCTTCGGTGTAGCAACAGGCTGATCCGCATTATAACGGGTTCCGTCATTTCCGAGCTTATGGCGCGGATAGGTTGAAGTGATCTTCACAAGCAACGTTTGACGCAAGAAGGAACTGGTGAACATCGTAGTGGTGTTCTGATAGGACTTATCACGTGCGCCTCCAGTATTCGTCAGGTAGGAAGTGGCCAACCGTAGAATAGTTACAACACCAGCTTTCGTCACACCGATTGCTGAACAACCGTCGTCAATGAGGGAGTTGCTTTCATTGAACAAGCGACGATTCGCTTTGATCTCTGGAAGAATACCGATCAATGGCAGAGTTTGTAACGGACGCGCAGGATCCTGTCCGAGCGATGCGGCCATCACTCCGGCCAAAGCTCCAACTTGGATATATTCAGGGGTCGGACGGCCAAGTCCGGCATCCATAACGGTAAGGAACTGGTCATTGAACCCTTTCGAGAACGTGCCCACTGCAGAAGTGGTTCCGGACTTAGCCACAATAGCATGGCCTTCCAGTTGAACAAGGGGACCGAAACGGCGAGTGACTTCAACTTTCACCTTTCCGATATTCGTTACATCCGTGAAGGGAGAAACAAACAACGAAAGCACTTCATCCGGAAGCACACCGATCGCATCATCAATGTCAGGATCAGTCGCGCCTGTTACCCCTACGGTGATGGCAACGGCAGTGACTCCAGCAGGGAATGCGTCAGTGTCATTATAGTTCACCCGTACATCAATCAGGTTACCGATGGTTCCTTTGTTCTTCGCGGTAAGCGTAACATCGGCCGTGGCAGTAGCAGCAGTTACGGGGAGTGTGGCGTCCGCGTTGACTGCCGCAATGATTGCAGTAGATACAGCCGTCGGGGAAGCACCACTGCCTACACCAACTTGAAGCTGTCGTCCATTGATATAAAGGAAGATAGTTCCAGGAGCGGTTGTGGTCCCCGTAGTTGCAATCGTCTGCGTTCCAGCAGTAGAAGCAGCAGCATCAGATAATCCCACCGCGAACACTTTGTTCAGGGAGTTATTAGCGAAGTATCCACCAAGCATTTCTGCAAGTTGCGATCCGGCTCCGAATTTGAGTTCGGCGTCAGCTTTGGAAAAGATCTGCTGATATGTTTTTTCAGCTACTGTTCCGGTCGTGAGCAGTTGACCCATAAACACGGTGTCAAATGCTGGTGCTGTTAATCCCGAAACTGCCCGAACGTTGGAAATGCTCAGGTAGGCGCCAGGAAGGTTAATGTTATTTGGTACCGTCATTACTTATTTCTCCTTGTTAGTTTTCTTTGCTTTCGTTTCTACCTGAATCAAATCTCCAAAGCGAAGGAGGCGTTTCACATCCTTCGAAGATTCAATATCAATTTCTCCATTAATTACGAACCCAGTCGAAGGGTGCTTCACATCTAGACCTTCTGCGGGTTTTACTCTTATTTTATTACTCTTGGCCATGTGCTTCTCCTTATGGGTTATATAGGTTATCTATTTGAACGTTGAGTGCTAAAGCGTCTTCATGGTCTGCCAACAACAGGTCAGCGAGGAACGTATTGAAGATGCCTAATGCCTGTCCAGTGTTCTGGTCTTCTCCTCCACACCATATGGAGTTCGACATGAATTCATATCGACGGACATAGCGTGAACGGTCTGATTCTACAAAGCTGTCCCCTTGGAACTCTAGGGGGTCGGAGTTGTCATATCCTGAGGGCTTCCATCCATTGAGGGAGTTCAGGATCTCTGCCTTGAATCCTACACTGATCTCTTCAGGTTCTTGTTTCCGTAAGTCCACGGAATCTAGAACGAGCAGGATGTCAAACCCTTGGGCGACTTCCTGTCTGATAGAGGTTTGGTTGGCGAGGGTTTCGGCCGTGTTATCCTGTAGCAATACAAAGAGAGCAGGGACTTCACAGTTCTGTATATCCTCAATCGCATCAAACTGGGCAGCTCCCGCTATCCGGTTTGCGAAGGAGGGAATGCTCGTCCGTAACCTTTCGATTATTATACTTGGAGGTATGAATATAGTAGCCATTATTTAATCCCCGTTCCTACTGCTAAGAGTATTTGCTTCCTGAGATTGGGCAGTTCCTTTCTAACCTCAGGTTCTAACCAAGGACGTTTCTTCATATGTCTGGTTCCCTCTTCAAGCCACTTGCCGTGTTTGGCCATTGAGCCGACCCGTACAGCGAGGCCTGACACTTTTATAGCGTGGATACTGTTCACAAGCTGACCTGTATCTGACGCAGGGTACTCGCCAGGAGCGGATGCGCGGTGGAGTCGCCCTGAGACCTTCCTATATAAACGACCTGTCCGCGGTGCTCCTCGCTGTATTTCTTCCTTCGCGCCTTCAGCTATGTTCACTGCGCTAACCAATAGCACTCTACCGAGACGCTTGCGGGCATTCTCGGTGAGCTTTCCAGGAAGAAGGGTGATCTTCTTGATTTGGTTCTTATCGGTTGTAATTTTCAAGTTCATTAATAGCCCTGATTCGTATCGTATACTTTGAATTGCCCATTGTCTCGGAGTGTATATAATTTTGCTCCATCTGGAGCCATCCACATTCCAGCATTCCAATAGTTATTATCACCGCCATGGATAGTTTTAGATCCAACTGAGGTCAAATCCCATGGAATAGCAAAAGGCCATTGAGTTGTTGTAGTTCCCTGTGATCCACATATCATAGTTGTACCATCATCAGACATCATCATTTGTTGGTAAACCGCAGTAGGATCAATAAAGTGCTCATGGTCAAACACCAAGGTGGTGAGATCCCATGCAGTGCTCATGGTCCATAGTGACGTAGCTTGAGACGCAGCCCAACCTATGACAATTATTTTAGTTCCGTGAACATTAATATGGATTGACATTGAACTTTGAGCTTGGAGTATTATTTTATCTGATTGGAATACGAGAGTGGTAACATCCCAAGCAGTGGTTAATTTATAGTGGGTGAATGTCTTTGTTGCTATGCCCCATATGATGATATCAGTTCCTGAAGGGGATATGTTAAAGTTTATATTTGACAGTGCAGGGACAAAATCTCGTGACGCAACAAGGGTTGCTGTATCAAATTGGAATGGAGTAGCGAGTGTGTAAGAATGAATTGTTCCAGTTGTATCTCCAATGATAAGATTTATACCATCTGGAGATAAGCCGAATCCTTTTTCAGTCTGTCCAGTATTGATCGTCGTTTCTTGTGCTCGGGGAGACCACGTCATTGTGTTGATATCAAATCCGCCATGAGATGCAGGAATCCATCCTGTAAGGACTTCACTGACGCCAGCAATTGTCCAGCCAAGTCCGATCAGATATTCATAAGAAGCTTCTCCTGCGGCGGTGTATTCGTTAATCCCTAAGTCCGTGCTGATGGTGGAAGGCTGACCCCCGTTCGCTAGAACACTTGCTGCCCACGTATTGAGGATGAGGTCAATGGTGTCCGAGGTGAGACTGTCACATCCATTAAGGAATGCCTGCGCATTGCTTAAGACATTGATGTTGTTCATTGGGATGATCGTCGTCAAGGAGGAGCCACCCTTGAAGGCACTTTCAGCGTCGACGATCAATGCCATATTAGACAGGTCAGGCGGGGTAGCCAAAGCGGGCATTTGGCGGAATGCACTATCAATACTGGTGATCAGCGTGAAGGGGGACAGGTCCGGCAGGGTATCTAGTAAAGTGCAACCTTGGAATGTACTCTCCAGTGTAGTACAGGTCTCATGTGCATCGGTCTCACCGAACACGCATTTGGTCATTGAACTGCATCCTTGGAAGCCATTGACCAGTCCAGTCGCGGACCATACCATCAGTCCGAGGCTTTCAACAGTCTTGATCATTTGTCGGTTGGTGGGATCAGTGAACTCAACTTTAGGGAAGGTTCCGGAAACTTTGCAAGTATATGTGGTTCCTTTAGTACCCATGGTGAAGGCCAGTGCGCCCATGTCGCCATCTTTGAATTTTCCAGTCTGGACAGGATCCGCAGTATTCCCTTCTATAAACCATTCAGCTAGTCCGCTGAACCCTGTTCCGGAGTAAGGTATGTGTACTTGCTGATTGTCAACAGCAGGACTCATCCACGTTGTCTCAAAGTAGGAAAGTTCAGGACCTCTTATTCCATATGCTTCTACTGTTCCCACTGATTCACAAAGGATCATTACAAACTGTTCCCGCGGATCGTTACTTGTTCTGCCCACTGGGCGAACTTGACGGGGTCTTAGGTATTCATTGACTCCGGCATGAACCCATTCCAGCATGTTTTCAGTTGTCAATGCAAATTCAGGTTTTCTAATTAAAACGGTGTGGGTGATGTTAGCATCAATCCCTTTCCCCTCACGGGAAGCGGAACCTGAAATATTAACGACCCGTGCGCGAGTGGCCGCAACTTCAACATACGTCCGCTCAAGGGAGTAGTTCCCGAACGGCGCATCACCATATGTCAGGACTTTTATCTCATGGCGCATTTGGCCGACGGTTGTCCGTGGACGATTGGGGCTTTGAAGTTGTACGATCTTAGGCATTAGAATCTCACAATCCTATAGGGGTTGAATTTATTCTTAACTCCGGAAGTCAAAG